CAATTCACGGCACGGACTACGATTCACAGACAAGTCTCACCGCTCTTGTAAGCGCGCTTGTAGCCAATGTAAACGCGCTTTACGGCTATTCAAACGACATTCTTTCAAGATTCGCTTTCCTTGCTGATTTGCCGGTAGCGTGTTCAACGGCGAATGTTGATATTGCGACAGGCGGCGAAATGACTATCGACGGTGTTTCTGTATCAATCGGGCAGCTTGTCTTCCTGAAAGACCAAACAGACGCAAAAGAAAACGGATTCTATGAAGTTCAGTCGGGAGCATGGAACAGATACGCAGGTTATGCGGCTGCAAATGCTGACGCTTTTGTGCATAAGCTGATTCTGATTACTGCAGGAACTGCAAACAAAGGCAAGGTTTTCTATCTCAACGGCGATTTTGACTTGATCGGAACAAGTGAGCTGAACTTTAAGGAAAGTAAACTTTCTCCGTTCGCTCTGCCATTTACATTTATGACACGCGACAAAAACGGACGCGCAAAAGTTGCAGCCCCGGAAGAGGAAGACGACATTGCGCGTTATTACGAAGTTCATCGCGAACTTGCCCGCAATAGCGGCACTAACGGCGTAGGATTTGCCTTCGGTAAAGAAAGATTTCTTACCTTTGATTTTACGGACGAAAATCATAAATCCGTAAAAATCAAGGCAGACACACACCTTCGCCTTGATATTATTGCGGACGGCTCAAAGGAAAAGCGTTGGTTTGATGTTGACGCTGACACAATCTACGACCTTTCTGCAGGTATGCAGGCCGCCGCAGACGCTTCAAACACAAGAACAGGACAGTTGAACGGACGCGACTTCTATCTTTATCTTGTACCGGACGGAGCAGGCGTAAAGCTCGTTGTAAGCTGCAATTCAACTTATCCGAACGACATTAGCGCCGATTACACTGCAAACAACACAAGAAAAGTAGGATTCTTCGCTACTTTGTGTTCAGACGCGGGCGATTCCCTTAAGGGTAAAATAGCTGCTTCTCCTGGAACAGAAGCAACCGGAAACAACTATCTTGTAAAGCAGTACAACTCAAATGATGAAGACGGATTCTACGACTTCTACAATAAGAAAATTACTGCGGTTACTACAGGTACATATTACGACGTTCTGACGGTTGAACACCCGCTTGCAGGATTCAAGGCAGGCGACATTCTTCCGGAATCTGTATTCTGTCTTTCATTCAGACCTTATTCAGAACCTGCAGGAATGGTATATGACGTTGATACCGACATGATTTACGACATCTACCTGCAGAGCGGAAAGGGAAAACTTACTGCTTCTGTATTCGGCGGAACTATCACCGACACAAGACCTCAGCAGAATCACCAGGACGATATGCGCCAGGTTAAGAAGAGATTGCTCTTTGATCACGAGTTTGCTTCTATGGCGGCAGGCAGCAACGAAGGTACAAACATTGCAGGAAGCGCTGACCCTGTAACTACAGGCGGACATAGTGATACCGACGGCAGACGCATGATAAGTTTTATCGGCGTAGAAGACGCCTGCGGTGCAATGTGGCAGTGGTCTGAAAATAGCGGCCCTGCAGGTGGTTCGGGCGATTCTGTATATGACGGACAGGGAAATTTCGGAAAGATGTACGGAACTTGCTATGCCCTCTTGTTCGGCGGTATTTGGAATTATGCGGCGAGTTGCGGGTCGCGCGGTCGCCGTGCGAATCATGTGCGCTCGACTGCGCCTGCGGCTGCGAATAGTGGGGGGCGCGGTGCGAGCCGAGTTCTCCGCAGAGCGTAAATTGCAGGGCGTTGAACGTTGGGCGCAGGGCGGGGCTTTTTGGAAGACTGCCCTGTGCATAGCATAAGAGTATTTTTGTTTTTGCGGCGCGTTACTGCGGCGCAAAAACTTTTGATACTAGGTTGAGAGTTGTAATTGCCCTCTTGTTCGGCGGTAATTGGAATAATGCGGCGAATTGCGGGTCGCGCAGTCGCAATGCGAATAATGTGCGCTCGAATGCGAATACGAATATTGGGGGGCGCGGTGCGATACGGAGATTCAAAGGAATGGCACAACTCCTCGTGCTGAAATAGCGAGAACTCCGGCTGAACTCTTAACCTTGGCGGAATGCCAAAACACGAAGAGGAGAGGATTCCCATTTGGTAGTGGGAACGCGAAGAATGGGAATCCTATATTTTTTTGAGGTATTATGCAGAGAATCGGTAATTTGTGGCAGAATATAATTCCTAAAGAAAACTTTGATCTTGCAGAATTGGAAGCGCGGCGACATAAAACGAAAAGACATGATGTCATGGAGTTTGAGAAGGATCGCGACAAGAACCTGGACGAAGTAAGGGAATTGGTTATAAGCAAGAAATTTCATACCTCACCATACAGAAGCAAGAAAATATATGAGCCGAAAGAGCGCATTATTTATATTTTGCCTTATGCGCCGGATAGAATCGTTCAGCACGCAATTATGAACGTTCTTGTCCCGATTATGGAAAGACTTTTTATTTCTGACAGTTACGCCTGCATTGAAGGCAGGGGGCAGACTTCGGCAAGCCTGCGGACTATGGAAGCGGTAAGACGAAACAAGTATTGTTTGAAATGCGACATTCATCACTTTTACCCTTCTATCAATCAGAACATCTTATCAGAAATGTATCACAATAAATTTAAAGATAAAGATTTTCTTGATTTAATGGACGACATTATATTTAGTTTTCCAGGCGGATATAACTGTCCTATCGGGAACTATACGAGCCAATGGAGCGGAAACTTTTATTTAACTCCGTTGGATCATTTCTGCAAGCATGAATTGAAAATAAGAGATTACATAAGATATTGCGACGATTTCCTTTTGTTCAGCGATGATAAAGCGTTCCTGCATGACTGCAGAAGGAAAGTCGAAGATTTTATCGGAAAGAATCTTGAATTAACCTACTCAAAATCTGATGTTTTCAGCGTAAAGCAGGGTATTGATTTTGTAGGCTACAGGCATTTTGATAATTACATTTTGGTAAGGAAAAGCACTGCGAACAAGCAGAAAAGAAAAATGCTTGAATTACCTTCGATGTATGAAAATGGGCTTATTACTGCCGATCAAATGCGTTCTACTATTGATAGCATTTCCGGTTGGTTAAAACACGCTAATGCGTATAATTTAAAGCAGTCAATGAGAATTAAAGAAATAAGGGGGAAATACTGTGCTTAAGTTTAGCGACTTCGCAGCCGACGACGAGAAGCCGTTGGAAGGGGAAAAGGAACGGATTGACAATATCTTGAACAAAGAAATTATCATTTCCGCAATTAAAATTACTGCTTCAAAGTACAAGGATCATGGCGATAAATGCGCTACGGTTCAGTTCTACGAAGAGAATAACGAGCGTAAAAGAATCTTTTTTACAGGAAGCGGCGTTATTATCAGTATGCTTGAAAAGTATGCTGACAAAATACCGTTTATGACTACAATAAAAAAGATTGATAAATATTATACATTATCATAATGGGGGTGTGAAAAATGAGAGGATTTCCGCAGACATTGGCTACAAAGCAGGACTATATGAACTGTCTTACTATGTATCCGGAAGAAACAAGGGGAGCTTTAAGGCGGCTTATGGCAGACCGCTTTAATTGGGAGTTTGTAAAAGAACTTTCCGACAAAAAGAAAGGAAAGGAAGACGAAACCCACAGAATCATTGAGCAGACAAGAAAAGACGAAGAAACAGGGGAAGATGTTATTTACTTTGTTCAGCTTGAAAAGAAGGAAGACAAAAACGCCCGCCTGTTTCAGTTGGGATTTACTGTCAAAGAGGTTGAATCCCTTCTTTAATTATTACAATCTTGTTAAGATTGCAAAATAAGACAGAATCGTTTATTATTTTAGTGTCATACAACATGGTTTTCAGGTCAAAACCTAAGCCGCTTTCCGTTTTTGGAGAGCGGCTTTTTTATTTTAAACGCATGACGCAGGGGTGCTTATGAATTGGGCAGATTTTTTTCAGAACTTACCTGTAGTAGGGTGGGTGTGTGTTATTATTTTCCTGGTGCTTGTCGCCATTTTCTTTGTCGGCATTTTCTTAATTTTAAGGTCGAAAGACATAAAATTAAAGAATGTTGAAGTTATTTCGGCGGCTCAAAAAGAACTGTATCATACCGAAGGGAAAAATACTTTAGACAATCAGACAAGTAATGCTCATAACATTCTGAAACGAGTTTGGATTGACATTTTCGACACAGGCAAAAAGACTTTCAAAATAACTGACCCGCAGGAACTTTTCATACTTGAAGATATTGCCCGCCTTATTGAAGGCAAATTGAATTACGAGGTTAAAAACGACCTTACAAGAAATCATATTACGGAAAAAGGCGATCTTGAACTGCAGCGCTATAGCGACGCCAAGGCTACAGGCTATTATCACGCCGTAAAAGCAAATCTATACACTTACAATATTCAGCTTCCTAATTACGACCTTCCTTTAATTATGAACTCAATCAGTCTTGACGACTACAAACACATATTCTTTCAGATTTATTCAAATGCCAGGGAAATTGCAGGGGGTAAGGCAGTATGATAGACGTTCAGTTTTTATTAAAAGTTTTGGTAGCCTGTTTCGCTACCGTTGGATTGGAAGAGTATCTCAAAAACTTTTTCAAGCCTAAAAATACCGTTTGGTATGCGGTTCTTATGCTTCCTATTTCAGTAGGCTGCTATACCGCTTTATGTATGCTTTCGGTGCAGGTTATCGGAAGTATTCTTACTGTTGGCGGCGTTCAGATTTGCTATCAGACATTCGTGCAGGGCTTCAAGTCAATAATCGAAAACGTAACGGACAAAATCGGTAAAAAGAATATGTCCGGGGAGTAATTATTATGATGTGTAAACAGTATGTATGCGCAAAAATCGGCAAAAGCGGTTGTTATTTCCTCTGCCTTGTTTATATCGCAGAGAAAAATAAAAAATCGAAGATTGATATTTTCGACCTTTACGAAAAAGGCTTGAAAGAAGGTTGGTTTGACAACGACTGCTTTATGGAAAATCCGGCGGGAATGATGAGCTATCTTTTTGGAAAGAAAGTAACTGTTCGTCATGACGTTGCAGGATATAAGCCGAAGGCCAATGAGTTTGTAATTACACGCTATGAACTTATGGAAACAGGCGTTACTTACAGTCATTTTGTCGTAGGAAGTTCAACTACTGAATATGATCCGTTCGGCGAAAGCAGAACCCGCACAAAAGGCAAGGCAGTAAGTACAAGAGTTATTTCTATTGCTGCCTAAACAGGCGCAGGAGTTTGAAAATGAGAGGTAATAGACATGAAAAGACATTCCTTAGTTTTATTCTTTGCTTTGTTCTTCTTTTTGCTTTCTCCGGTTGTTGCACTTGCGGAAGACTTAAAGCCGACGCTGCAGACGTTATCGCAGGAGATTCACGAGCAGTTGGACGGCTTGAAAGCACAGTCGCGGCACTTGACAGAACAACTTCTGATAGCCGAGAACGAATTGCAAATATCATCGCGACAAGTCGCGGAATTACAGACGGAGTTGAGCGAATTGAATACCTGTTTAACCAATACGAACACGAAGTTGAGCGATTACTCGATGAAATTGACGCAGTACGAAGAAAAGCTGCGATTCCGGGCGAAGATAATAAAAATAGCGGTGCTGATTCTGATAGCGTTTATAATAGTGCGGGTAGTTCTACTGATTCTAAAAATTAAGTTCGGTATAAAGATTCCGTATCTTCTGAATCTTCTGCTTTAAGCTACAGTTTTTCAAGTTCATTCAAGAGCGCGTTTATTACGCGCTTTTTTTGTTCGGGAAGCGCTACCACTCTGTAAGCTATTTCGTTTTTCTTTTCGTTTAGGTCTTCCAATTCTCCGGTTATGAGATATGGAACTGTAACTTTAAGCACTTTTGCGATTGATACGGCTATATCTGCGCGGGGCAGCGTTCCTTTGGCTTTCCAGGTCGATATTCCGTTAACGCTTATTCCGCAGGCTTTTGCAAGCTCTGTCTGTGAAATGTTGTTGGCGCGCATTATCCTTTCCATGCGCTCAATGAATGTTTCTGTCATACGCCTTGTTATTATCGGCAAATAATTCAATTTTTACAACCGTTCTGTATAATTGCAGTTCAAATATGAAGAAAGTTGAATTATGCAGGCTTTCACAATGCGCAGTTCAAATATGAAGAAAACGAGCGTTTTTTATAATTCGCGTATAAGATTAAAACTATTGAAATCTTCGCAAATACGATTTATAATTAGTTAATTCTCGTATGGGAAACCGAGAGTTCTTTTTGCCGTTCCCGCAGTCGGTCAGGGCTGCGGGAACATCTTTTTTATAGGGCTTTTTGTTATGTTTGTATTTATTTCCGGCGCAATTTCAGACAATCCGAATTATGAAGAACAGTTCGCAAAACGCGAGCAGGAATTAAAGGAATTGGGGCATTACCCATACAATCCGGTAAAGATTGGAGAACGCCTTAAAAAGCGTTTGGGGCGCGAACCTACTTATGATGAATACCTGCAGGAAGATTTGCTATATTTAGATCGTTCTGACGCAATAAATCACCTGGAAGGGTGGGAAAACTCAAACGGCGCAAACATCGAACATAAACGAGCCATTGAAAACAACAAGATAATTCTTGAAATAAAAATGCTTCCGCGCCGTTGGTAACTATGCGCATATTTTCTTGACATCTGTTAGCATATACTGATAAATGATATTTTTTAATGACACGCTCATTCTTTCGTCTATTCCGTCGGTGATGTCTTCCATAGGCTTTATTTTGTAATAAACGCCGTCTACCAACGCTTTCATTCCGTCCTTGTAAATGCACAAATCTATTTTCTTTCTTGCGCAGTCGGGCGCGAGTATTTGAAACTTATAGCCCTGGAATGATATTACGCCTGCAGAATTGGTCGTTCTTTCAAAGCGTGAACACAGAAAATCTTTATAATTCTTCGGCGGCTTTCTCCATATTGCAGGTTTTTCGCGGACTATTGAAAACTCGTCGTTAAAAATCTTTATGTATTCTTTTTTCAAAAAGTCGTTTGCAGCTTCTATTGTTTTTATTTTGTAATGCTTAAAGTACCATGGCAGGCGGCCTTGAATCGTTTTCCACATTCTTTCTACGCGCCCTTTAGCCTGCGGCGACCAGGCTAATATCTGATTGATCCGCAAATCTGAAAGTATTCTCTGCCACTGCGTCCTTTTTTCGTGAACTCCTGCAAGTTGCTCCTGTATTGTGAGCTTGTCTTTATCTTTTGGGCTTACGCAGAAAATAGCTGAACGATCAGAGTAAATATCAAACATCATTCCGAAATTGTCTATTGTCTGCTCCAAAATATCATAATAACCATAGGAACATTCGTTTTCAGTCATACAAAGCCCTGTTATTTTCTCTTCTGCGTCGTCAATCGCTCCATGCAGGGTATAATATGACGTGTCGCCTGCCCATAAAAACCATTGATAAGGCGTAGCGTCAATCTGAACCATATCGCCGCCCTGTTCGCGTCTGTAACGCGGTCTATGAATCTTGTCTTTCTTTGGAATCCTATGTGTTTCGGGTGATTTTATTCCGGATTTATCAAGAATCTTATAAACGGTCTTATATGACAGTGAAATGCCGTAAAACTCTGCAAGCGCTTTCTTGAAGAATGAAAAATTGAATCCTTCAAACTCTTCTTGATACGTTTTAACGACTTTACTGCATACTTCTTCGGATATTTTTCGGGGAGAAGGCTTTCCTTTATGTCCGTTTATAAAAGCCGCCTTTCCTATCTGCTGATATTTTCTTTTAAGGTTTGAGAGGTGAACTTCGGTATATCCTGTAATGTTTGAAACCTGTCTTAACGTATATTTTTTCTGTATAAGACCTTTTATATATTCTTCAAGATTGTCTTTGTAATGCGGATATTTATTTACTCTCATTTAAGTTAACCTCTAGTTAAACAGTCGGAGCATTAAACTAAAAACTTTAATCTATGACCGCATATAAAATATTTAATGGGTGCAAAATGACAACCAAATGACAACCAATAATAAAATAAATGATTGCAAAATGACCGCATATAAAATATTTAATGGGTGCATAGGATAGTATAGGATAGTATAGTCTAGTATAGATTAGGCTAGTCTAGTATAGTCTAGGAAAGAAAGGGCTTCCACCCTTTGGATTTTTCCCTTTGATTTTTACCCTTGTTTTCTGTATCATGCTTCAAGAAAAAAAATCAAAAAAAATTATTTAAAATCAATAAAAACTGTTGACAATGTAGTTATTAAGCGCTAAGATTAAAACGACTTGGGGAAATTAAGATTTTAAATTTCCTGTTACGAGTTGTTTGGATCAGCGTACTTTCCAAACCGCTTGTCGGTTCTAGCCGCAAGGCTAGTTTTTTAAGGGCTTGTTCAAGTACGCAGGACAAGCCCTTTCTTTTGGCAAAAGGACTTGGAAGGTATGACGAACGAGAAAATCAAAACCAACCTTAAGCAGCTTTACGACTGCAAAACGGATTTTACGGTTACACAGACCGGAAAGAAATCGGGTAAGGTAAACGGCTTTTACAAGCCTGCTTCGCATGAAATCTTTCTGCATAACCGCAATTTTGGAACAGACAATGAGCTTATGTACACTGCAGTACATGAGTTTACCCACCACTACCTGGAAACAGAAAAAGGCGACAAGAGTAGTAAGCATACGAGCCTGTTTTGGGCTACTTTCTATGACTTCCTGGAAAAAGCTATCGAACTCGGATTTTATGAGAGAACCCGAAGCGACGAAACGCAGAAACTTATCGACGAAGCAAAGCAGATTCAAAAAGCAATCTTTGAAGCTCAAAGAGAATTGGGCGAAATCCTATCAAAAATCTATGACAGTTGCGACCGCAACAACGAACGTAAAGAAGACGTTATTGAGCATGACCTGCAGATTTCACGCAAAAAAGCGAAAGAATATCTGACTATGCGCAATTCTAAAAACAATTCCGACGAAATGGCAAAGGTTGTCAATTCTGCAAAGAATTTGATGATAAAAGCGGCTGCGCAGAAGGCGGCGGACGAAGGCAAGACTGTAGAACAGGTAAAGCAGATTGCAAAGGCAAAACCTGTTGACGATGATCTTGAAAGCCCGGAAAGCCTGCGGCGCGAAGAAAAGCGGCTTGAAACGACAATCGAGCGCTTAAACGACAGACTTGTGCAGGTGCAGGAAACACTACGAAGCATGACAGGGGGGCGATTATGAATGAAATTGCCTTAAACACCACTCAAAGCAGGGTGTTCAAATATATGCTTGACTTCGGTTCGATTACAAGCCTTGAAGCCTGTAATGACCTGGGGGAAACAAGATTGTCGGCAAGGATTTTTGAATTGAAGCAGAAAGGCTGCAAAATCACTTCTGAAATCATTGAGGTAAAAAACAGATATGGCGAAAAACGCCATGTAAAAAGATATTACATCGGGTAGGCAGCTTATGAAGTTGCACAGGGTTGAAGTTCGGTTAGGCGATAAGGTTGTTACGCTTTACGAAACTGAATACGAGGGGAAAAAGTTTACCGGAACTTTCCGGGAGTGCCTGCTTCTAAATATGGGGTTCGGTACAGATCAAGCGGCGGAATTGCGCTACGAAATGGCGAAATTAAACCGCAAAAAAAAGACGGCTGAGGTCTTAAAAACAGAAGGAGCGAAAACCAATGTTGTATGAAAAAGTTATCGGAATGGGAAACGTTGTTTTTATTCAGACCGACAAACTTACACACGAACAGTGGCTTGGATTGCGTACGAAAGGAATCGGCGGAAGCGACGCGGGCGCAATTATGGGGCTGAACAAATACGCTACACCTTTGAGCGTATATCTTGCGAAGAAAGATTTTGCAAGTTTTGGCGGCAATAAAGCTACTGAATGGGGGAATATTCTTGAAGACCCTGTACGGCGGAAGGCGCGCGAAGACCTTGGAATTGAGATTGAAACAGTTCCAGGTATGTTCTCAAACAAAGAGCATAACTTCATGAACGCAAATTTCGACGGCCTTGTATTCATCGAGGGTGAAAAAGAAATCGCCGGAACTGCAGTCAGTGGTCTTGGCGGACACGAAATTAAGACTAGCAGAACAGGCGAAGGGTTCGCAGAAAATGAAGTTCCCGACAGTTACTACGCACAAGTTCAGCACTACATGGCAGTAACAGGACTTACTTTCTTTGTGCTTACCGTTTTTATTTTCGACAAATACGAGGGCAGACATTACGTTATTCCGCGTAATGACGACTTTATTCAGAAACTTATCGAAGTTGAAACGGACTTTTGGAATAACAACGTTCTTGCGGACGTTGCGCCTGCTCCGACGGGAAACGAAAACGAGTTTGACCTTGTAAAATCGCTTCCTATGCCTGCAGAAGTTGAGCTTGAATCGTGCTACGAAACCCTTCTTGACGAAAAAGAAGAGGTTGACGCGAAG